AATGTATTCAACTCTACAGCTATGTATCAAGCTATACCTGGTGTTAATGACAGTAAAGAAGGTGTTGTTGAATTCTTAGGTTTCTCACGTATCGATGGATACCCAATGTTCAGAGCCTACAGACAAACAAATGCTGTTGGTTCGGCTAATTTGTCAGCATTCACATCTCTAAACGTATATGATCAAACAAAAAACACATTTGGTCCAACTGCTACTATCGCAGCTCAAATTCGTAACATCGCTGGTGTAACAGCATCTGGTGTTAGTGTTGAACTTGTTTCAGCACTTGAAGATCACATTCCTGGTTTCTCAGCAAACTGGACAGGAGCTTCTGCTTCTGGTGACTACCCAATGGGTCGTGGTGACGATGACAACTCATACGCAGGTGTAATCGGACCAAAAGTTTCTACTAAGTCGGTTGCTGTAGGTACTATTGAAGTATCATCAGCTCTTAGAAGAACTGAAATTGAGGATATCAAAGCTAACACTGGTATGGATATCACTCAAAAAATGGAAAGTATTCTTGTGAATGAACTTTCACAAACTATCTCTAAGCAAATCGTATTCAAGATTTTCGAAATGGGCACACTCAACAGAGCTTCTGCCCCTACGAGAGGTGGCGCTTCTATCTTCGACTATAACACAGCTTATTCGACAGCCCCAGGTGGTGAAACAACACACGCCTATCAGAGAAAACTTATCACTAAGATGGTTCATGCCTCTAACTTCATCGCTACTGAAGGCCGTGTTGGTCCTGCTCAGTTCGCTGTAACCAACGGAGGTCTAGCGGCATCACTTATGGATATCGCTGGTTACACCATCAACCCTCTAAAATCAAAAATTAGTGGTTCTGGTCAGCTTTACCCAGTAGGTCAAATCGGTGATATCACCGTATATGTTGATCCTTATATGAAGTATAACGACAACAGAATCGTAATTGGAAGAAAGAACAACCCTGATCAACCAGGTATCATCTTTGTTCCTTACTTGATGGCACAATCCATCAGTATTATCTCAGAAGCTACATTCGCACCAAGAATGCTTTTAAGATCTAGATACGCTGTAACTGAAGTAGGTTGGTATCCACACAAGCAGTATATGACAATCAATGTCACAGATACTAACGGATACTTGAACTAATCTTCTTGTAATCTAAAAGAAAAAGTCCCTCCAAAAGAGGGACTTTTTTTATTTCTATATATACAATATGAAACATTCGCTCCTCGTTTATGGATGAACTAAGATTAAACAAGCTAAATGAAGTTACACAAGGTTACTCTGTTAGATTACGAGAAAATTTCCTCAGAAATAATTTCTCTGATCTATACAAAGAGATCGTAAGTTTTTGTAAAAATATTGAAGACTTACCCTTTATACAGAAAATTTGGCATTGGGTGTCGAACCAGCCAGAGTATTATACTTGTAAGTGTGGAGGTAAAACCGCTTTCCACCGTAACTGGAAAGATGGTTATAGGGTTTTTTGTTCGGCAAAATGTTCAGCCACAGATCAATCTACAAAAGAAAAGAGAATGAATACCTCGATAGAAAAGTGGGGTGTAGATAACGTTTCTAAGTCAGATATCATCAAAAAAAGACAGGAGGAAACTAACCTAGAAAGATGGGGTCATAAATCTAGTTTTCAAAATCTAGAAATCCAAGAAAAATACAAGAAAACAGCACTTGATAAATGGGGAACAGATCATTACTTCAAGACCGAAGAATTTAAACTCAAAACAAAAAAATATTACTTAGAAAGATGGGGTGTCAATCACCAATTAGAACTTGACCAGGTCAAAAAAAAAATAAAACAAACTTGCCTCATAAAATACGGAGTAGAAACATACCTAAACACAAAACACTCAAGAGATAATATAAAATCATACAATAGAAGTAAATTCGAAGATGAGATTTCTTCTTTTTTAGACGAAAATGAAATTGTTCACAAAATAAGTGAAAGAGATCTTATTTCACCCCTACTTCTTGATATTTATATACCTGATCACAATCTCGCTATTGAGTTTAACGGACTTTATTGGCATAGCGAATTTAAAAAAGATAAAAATTATCATCTCACGAAAACCAACTTATGTAAAGAAAGAGGCGTTCAACTTATCCATATCTGGGAGGATGACTGGAAAAATAGAAAAGAAGTTCTTAAATCTATTTTATTAAATAGATGTAAAAAATCTAAAAATAGAATATTTGCTAGAAAATGCCAAATTAAAGGGATAACTCAAAGAGAAATAGTTTCTAAGTTTTTAAATGATAATCATATACAAGGTTACTCCAACTATTCCACTGCCTTGGGTCTTTTTTATGAAGATAGATTAGTAAGCTTAATGACTTTTGGTTTTCGTTGGATCAACGGAAAAAAAGAATATGAACTTCTAAGATTTTGTAACAGTATTGATTATCAGGTTACTGGTTCAGCAACTAGATTGTTTGAATATTTTATCAGAAACAACCCAAATATTGAAGAGATCAAAACTTACGCAGATCTTTCCCTATTTTCTGGTGAAGTTTATTCAAGACTTGGTTTTATTTTTGATAGAAATAGTGGATTAAACTACTGGTGGGTGGTCGATGGTTTGAGAAAACATCGATTTGGTTACAACAAAAGAAAATTAGTTAGTCTAGGACATGATCCAACACTTACTGAAGTTCAAATCATGCATTCACAAAATTATTATAGAATTTGGGGATGTGGTCAAGATAAATGGATTTGGAAAAGACCCTCAATTTCCTAAATGTTCCTCAGTGATAATAATAAACTCAAATCCTTTTCTCTGACAATATTCTATCATATACTTCCATTTTTGTAAGTTTTTATTATATGTTTTTAAGCTGTATTCAAGATTTCTTATCTGTTTCGAGGTCATATTTTCCTTGATTACTGGCTCAATTGTCTCTGAGCGTGGTTTAACCTCTGCTACAACTTTAGAAAGACTACCGTCTGATTTATAAAGTTCATAGTAAAAATCAGGATAATAAGTATGTTGTGTAGTCTCGAAATCTTTTCTCACTGAACTCCATTCGGTTTTCTCATAGGGTATTTTAATATACTCTGAGCACCACCTTGAAATTTTATCATTAAGATCTAGATAGATCATCATTTTTTTCTCAAGACCACTTCTATAATAGACACCACCTTCGTTGTTTGCTTTGATGAGTTTATCACGATTTTGTGGAATATATAATCCTTGATGATATTTCTGTGTGTTAGTAGGTTTTTGGTTTAGCATATGTTTATATATAGTAGAAGTGGGAATTCTTCTAGAAAAAATTGAAACAGATAATAACCTAAAAAGAGTATCGATACCAGATGCTTACAAAGAAAACTCTGCGTTTTTTTATAACAAATACCGTGGTAGTGATAAAGAGGTTCAAAACATTCCCTTTCGTGAGATTAGTTTTGGTGGCTTTTATTTTTTTCATTATCGAGATGAATCTAACTGGATGGGATATTCTCCGGTATTTACGGTAGAATTCAAGAAATTCGAGAATAAAATTATTATACTAGCTCTGAACTTCAACTTTATACCACTAGAGTTTCGTTCGAGGATATTTGATGATTATATGATAGAGGATGATTTCAAGAAAAATCGTGATCTACCGGTTGATTTTCAAGGCATTTACAACAAACTTCTACAAATTGGATTTGAATATAGTCTCGTGGAGTATAATATGGCACAGCTCATTCAATCTCATAGAATAAATACTAATCTTGTTCCGAGATTTTTGTATAGTGGTCACCCTATCAATAAATACGATCCAAAAAAGCTATACGAGATAATGCTCGCTAAAAAGGATAGGCAGAAACAAAGAGATGCAGAAATGAAAAAGTTATCTCTTGAGCAGCTCTATAAAGAAGCTGAGGGTAAGAACTTTACTCCAGTTGAGTTGAAGGAAAGATATGAACGAATCCAAAGGAACTTAGAAAAGTTCAACCAATAACAAAAAATTTAATATATAAAAAGAAACACTAAAAGTTTTAATGGCATCATACAATCCCCAAAATAGAGAAAGCTCTGGACTGATAATGAGTTCATCAGTCGAAAATCGTGGTCTTTTTTCACGACTTCTAAGAAATTTGAGTTCATGGGGTATGAAATACGACGATATGATCTTAAGAAACACCGTAGGTGTGAATATGAACGAAGATCCCTACTCTCAAAAAGATGGATCTTATTATGATTTTTTCTCACAAAGAGCGGTTGCTAATGTATTGAATAAAAAATCCATACCCTATCTTGATAGATCATATATTGATAAAAGACGAATACTTCGTGAGTATTCGATTAAAGATTATCTAAGGGATTATGTATCAAGAGTAGCTGAAGAGGCAATTATTTATAGTGAGAAAGATTTCTGCACCTTAAAAAATATATCAGCCTCGTATTCACAAGAAATTAGAGATAAATACCAAGAGTTTTTTGAGAAAATCTATAACAAATACGGATTTAATGATGGTATAACAGCATTCAATCTGATGAAAGATTTTTTGATCGATGGTTATGTAGCCATGGAAATTGTCTGGGATGATAAAAAACAAAACATTGTTCATTTCAACAGATTAAAACCAGAAACATTGGTTCCAGCTTACGAACCAAATATCGGAAATCTTTGGATACAATTTCCTGAAGATCCACAACTAAGAAGAATTTTTCTTGATTCACAGATAATATTCATCTCGTATTCAACACAAAACGACTACACAGAGATTTCTTATCTTGAAGGTCTTATCAAGCCTTACAATCAGTTGAAAGTTATTGAACAGGCAAGAATAATGTTCAATGTTATCAACGCTACACTCTATCAACAATTCACGATTCCCGTAAAGGGTCTACCTCGTCAAAGAGCAGAGGAGCAAATCGGTCAACTTATTTCTGATTACTCCGAAGAAGTTGAGTGGGATGATACACTAGGAACTCTTCAGATTAGTGGATCAAAACATCTACCCTACAACAAACAATATTGGTTTCCCGATAGTGACGCGGGAACTCCCACCATGGAAATTAAACAACCAACAGGTCACAACTTAAACGAAGATGTTATTCTTGGATACTTTAAGAAAGCTCTTCAATCAGCTTCTAAGATTCCTTTCCAGAGATTTGATGAATCCTCTGGTGGTGGAACTATTTATGAAGAAATATCTTCAATGACCCGTGATGAAGTTGTATTCGGAAATTTTATCGGGCGTCTTCGCGCAATCTATAAAGAACTTATTGTGAAGCCCATAAGATTACAAATGTGTATGGAGTTTCCCGAGCTCAAAGATGACGAAGTATTCTTGAACGAGTGTGATATTGTTTTTAATGTAAATCAAATTTTTGAGAACTGGAGAAAGCTCTCAAATATGGATAAAAAAGTATCTATTGTTACCAATCTTTTAAGTATTATGAAAGACGATAGAACTTATTTCCATATTGATTATCTGATGGAGCATATTTATGGCCTATCTCAAGAAGAAAGAAATGAAAACGAAAGATACTGGTTAAATAAAAAAGTTGAAGGTTCGTCAGAAGCTACACCTGATATGGGTGGAGTTCCCGAGGGTGGATCTCTTGAGCCAGGAGCAGAGACACCACCAACCGAACCAGGAGCAGAGACACCACCAGCGCAAGGTCCCCCGGCACAAGGCCCACCAGCACAAGGTGGTAGTGAGGCACCACCAGAACCAGGAACAGAATTTGAGTTTTAATCTAGTTGTTTAGAAGCAACTTTCGGACTACTCGAACGAGATAATATTCTCTTTTTTATCTCAATGTTTTGTATTGGGTATTCAACACCCAAAGATTTCTTTAATGATTCTTTTCTTTTTGACTCAGAGCACTTTCTACACTTATATTCACCCCAATTATTATCGTATTTGATATAGTTTTTGTAGATAACATCTTTTTCTATACCACAACTATCACACTTACAACGAATTCTATGGTGACTTCCTGAAGTGAGTAGTTCGACTGGTATAGATATTTCTTCTCCTAAGATTGTTTCATATCCGAGATTCTCAAAATGATTTATATTTTGCTCGGTAATTTTTACTCGTATTTCTTTTGTGATGATCATATATTTTTATATATATGAAAAGGATTATTCCCAGAAAAAATAAAAAACCACTATGAAAGACCAACTAATCAAATCAGAAACAGGATTAAAAAAAGAAGAAATCTCCCTACTAAGAGAGAGATTTATTCACCAGTATTGTAGAGATAAAGGTTGGAATCCCGATAGTTTATCTACTGAACAGCTTTTAGAGATTTCTCAAAACAGAGAATATAAAAATCCAGGACTTATTCTTGGTTAGAGAGGTGTTGGTAATAGTAGATAAAATCAACTAAGTTTTCTCTATCAGCAAAATACTCCAGAGTACCATCGACTTCAACATAACATTCTTCGCCGTTCCAGTGGATTTTTTGGTATTCGACTTCCATTTTATCGAGGACCATCTTAATATCTTCAAGTGAAATTTCATCACTACTATCAACAGAATCTTCGAATTCGTCTATCGTTATTCCATCATAGTAAGTTTTCCCGTTAGAATAGGTAGAACTATCTGATTGACTAAAGTAATCATCGAACCATTCATCTCGTTCGGTATAGCTTTGGCTTCTTCCCCAATATCCATAGTCATATCCCCAACCACTATCTTTTACCTTAGGGTCTCTAGCTACTACTACTGATTCCCAGTCAATTTGAGTAACTGCGTAGCAAAGATTTTCAAGGTGTGAAATAATTTGAGATTCATAAGTTGAGTGCTCATCACGGTAACCTACTGAAATATTTGTACATTCTGGAACTATCGAGGCAAACTGATTGGAATCGGTGTAAATACCCGTCGGATCCGGCTCATACCTAAAACCATAACCAGTTTCATTTAATCGTCTTGATAGATCTCTAGCAAACTCGTCTGAAGCTGTTCTTCCATATGATTGGTGTGTAATCACCGAGTTTGTGCCACGCCTATCGAAAGAAACTACTTTAGTAATCAGTGGATACCTTTGGCTGAATACTCTTTTGAGTTTACTAGAACCAACACATCCTCTTTCTTCACCTAGAAAAAAGTAATAAAGACCTTGAACTCCTTTATGGATCATCCAAAGAAGAATAGTCATACCGGATTTATCATCAGCACCTAGGATACTTTTACCGTCTGTATAGATTTTATCAGCATGAATAACGTGAG